CAAGTGGATTGAGGCCTACCGCTCTAACTTCGCCGGGGATGATGCCCCCCGGGCTGGCGGGGAGCCGTTGCTCGAGGACGGCATGGAGCTACGGACCTCGCGGTTCTCCGCGAAAGACGAGCAGTGGGTGGAGGCCGCGAAGCTGTCGTTGGAGACGTGCTGTCAGGTCTACTACATCAACCCGACGATGGTCGGCGTCCTGGACAACGCCAACTATTCCAACGTCCGAGAGTTCCGTCGCATGTTGTACGGCGACAACCTCGGCCCCGCGATTGAGTTCTTGCAGCAGCGCATCAACCGCGATCTGGTGCCGCGCCTGACGAAGCCGCCGACGACTTCGCACACCTACGTCGAGTTCAACCTTCAGTCCAAGCTTGCCGGGTCGTTCGAGGAACAGGCCGACCTGCTGGGCAAGGCCATCGGCGGTCCGTGGATGACGATCAACGAAGGCCGCGCGAAACAGAACATGCCCCATGTGGACGGCGGGGACGACTTGATTGTGCCGCTGAACGTAACTCAGCCCGGCGACCAGAACCCGATACCGGCAGACCCCGGTGTAGTGGAGAAACCAACTACGGAGGTTGGATAAGTGCAATTCAAATCTGCGCCTACAACTGTCAAGACCATCGACCCCGTATCGGGCGTCTTTGAGGCCTATGTGTCGGTGTTCGACAACGTGGACTCCTACGGCGACGTTATGCGGAAGGGTGCGTTCGACCAAACGCTGCAAGATTGGGCCGCTAAGGGCGCCCCGATCCCGGTGTTGTGGTCGCACCGTACCGACGACCCCGACATGAATATCGGGCACGTCCTGGACGCCAAGGAGGACGACCGCGGCCTGTGGGTGAAAGCCCAGCTGGACATGGAATCCCCGAAGGCGCAGACCGTCCACCGGCTGATGAAAGGTGGGCGGGTACGGGAGTTCTCGTTTGCCTACGAGGTTCTGGACGGCAGCCCCGAGACCAAGGACGGGAACAGCTTCTACGAGATCCGAAAGGTGAAGCTGTACGAGGTCGGCCCGACCCCGGTCGGCGCGAACCCGGCAACTGAACTGCTGGACCTCAAGGCTTGCGCGCAGCAGATCGAGCAGCGCGTGAAAGCCGGTCGGGTCCTGTCCACGGCCAATGAGGCCGCTGTCCGTGATGCTCTGGAGCTTGCAGAGAACATCGCGGACACATTGAAAGGTGTACTGCCTGCGGATGATCCGGAGGCAGTCGAAGACCAGGAAGAAGCCAGCGGTGAGGAACCGTCCTCCGGGCAGACCAAGTCTGCGCCGGATGTGACCACGCCAAGCCCGTCCGCTTACCTGGCGACAACCCTGATCGAACTAGAAGCCCTTGGAGGCGAACTGTAATGTCCACCAACGAATTTGCGCCTACGCGCGCACGCCGGGACGAGCTGGTCAAGTCGTCCAAAGAGATCGCGGAGAAGGCTCAGGCCGACAACCGCGACCTGACCTCCGATGAGCAGGCCGACCTCGGCGCCGCTCTGACCGAGATCAAGTCCATCAACGACCACCTCGCGGCTGCGGTCAAGTCCCGCGCGATGCTGGCCCAGCTGGACGGCATGGCTGTGGAGGCCGAAGCCGCCCCGACTGCCGGTGGCGAGGCCCAGGCCAAGTCCATCGGTGAGCACTTCGTCAAGCACGCCCACGCGCGCATGATGGAGTCCAAGGGCCGCAGTGGTGTGTCGGTGTCGGCGCCGGAGTTCAAGGCCGCAGCCGATAACCACGTCGTCGGCGGCTGGACGGCGGGTGTTCCGTTCCTGACGGATTTCGACCGCACCATCGTCCAGGCCAATCGCATCCGAATGACCGTCGCTGATCTGCTCGGCGCCGGCACCATCTCGGGCAACGCGGTGTCCTACCTCGTTGAAGCGGCGATGGAAGGTGACTTCACCACGGTCGCGGAGGCCGGAGCGAAGCCGCAGATCCACTTCCTCAACCCGACTCAGGTCACCGACGCCCTCAAGAAGATCGCCGGATTCATCAAGCTGACCGACGAGTTCTTGGAGGACGCCGACTTCCTGGTGTCCGAGATCAACAACCGTCTGCTGTACCAGCTGGGCTACTTCGAGGAGCAGCAGCTTCTCAACGGCAACGGCACCGGCCAGAACATCCAAGGCCTGCTGAACCGCTCCGGCATCCAGACCGAGACTTCTGCGTCGGTCGCCGATGATCCCGATGCGGTGTTCCGTGCGATCACCAAGATCGAACTGAACTCGGGACTCCCGGCCGATGGTGTGGTCATCAACCCGACCGACTACCAGAAGTTCCGGTTGGCCAAGGACGCGAACCTGCAATACATGGGTGGCGGCTTCTTCCAGGGCCAGTACGGCAACGGCGGCATCTTGCAGAACCCGCCCCTGTGGGGTCTGCGGACTGTCGTCACTCCGGCCATCGCGGCCGGCACGGTGTTGGTCGGCGCCTACAACATGGCGTCCACGCTGTACCGCAAGGGCGGCATTCGGGTGGAGTCCACCAACTCCAACGCGAGCGACTTCACGAGCAACCTCGTGACGGTGCGCGCCGAGGAGCGGATCGCGTTGGCGGTTCGTGTGCCGCTGGGCTTCTGCAAGCTCACCCTCAAGGCGACCCCGTAGTCGCATCGGTCTAGTGGTCCCGCACGCCCGTCTTGGTTCCCGGGCGTGCGGGGCCGCTTCCCCCCTGAAAGGGCACCATGAACGAGTACGAAATCCAGACCATTTCCGGCCCGGTCACGGTCCTGCTGTCTGATGAGGACGCCAAGGCTCGCGGATTAAAGGCCGCTAAACCGGCCGCAGCCGCGCCGGAGGAGCCTGCCGAGGCTAAGGCGAAGGCACCGGCCAACAAGTCCCGCCAGGCCGCGAATAAGCGCGCCGAGGTTGTCGAACAGGCGTTCACCAAGAAATGACCCTCGACGTTCTCGCGGTCGAGCACTTCACGCAGGGGCGGCTGGCCGCTAATGACCCCGCAACGCAGCAGCAGCTGGACGCGGCGCTCACCGCTGCCCGTCGTTACTGCGGGTGGCATGTCGTCCCGGCGCGCGAGGAGACGATTCTGGTGGACGGCCCGGGTGGCCAAACGCTGACCCTGCCGACGCTGAACGTCGAGACCGTGACCGAGGTTATCGAGTGCGGGGTCACCATCGACCCGACCGAGTTGACGTGGTCGGCGAAGGGGATGCTGGTCAAGCGTTCGGGTGAGCGGTGGACCCATGAGTTCCGCGGCATCGAGATCACGTTCACCCACGGCTTTGATGACGCCGCGGACTTTGAGGGCATGGTCCTCAAGGCCATCGACCGGGGCGGGTTCTCTACCGAATTGGGCCTGGTGGCTATCGGCCCGTTCAAGTACGGCGGTGGCACGTCCTCCGATGTCGCGGCGCCGTCTGCGTTCACCCTCCAAGAACGGTCAACGCTGGACCTGTACGCATTGGAGAAGCCTGCGTAATGGAGACGGTGGTCGTGGTCCCTACGGTCGGCAATGACGCCGATGCCGACCCGGTAGCGCAGGGCGCCCCGCTGGTACTGACGCCGTGGGAGGTTGAACCCGGCAACACGGCCATGAAGTACGGCCAGGGCGGCGACCTGACCGACATTGAGTTCACGGTCTACTTCGGGCTGCGAACGCTGTCCGGTGGCGGCTACGAGGACACCGCATCGCTGGTCAAGGACGGCGACGAGATACACATTCGCGGCCGGCGCTGCACGGCGATGGTTCAGATATGGACCTCGCAGCGCAGTCGGCTCGGCGGGGTCGTTGTCCTGGCCCGGTCCCGTTCCGGTAAGTCGGCGTGATGCAGAAGGCCGGGAAGTTCCGACGAAATAGGGCGACCATCGCGCGCATCCTCAAGACCGTCGATGGCGGTAAGCGGGAGATCGCGGAGCAGCTGCGGCATCAGATGAACGACCCCGAGGTCAAGATCGAGGTCTACACCACTGACCGCGAGGTTGTCGGAATCATGGTCCCGGCCGACAAGCAAGCCAAGTACGGCATCGGCACCAAGGCCATCAACACCGTCAAGGAGGGCTGATGGCTGTCGCGGAATGGGACCGCACCAAGACGTACTCCCCGGGGGACCTCGCCACTCGGGCGGGTCAGTTGTACCGCGCTGTCGTGGGCAGTAGGGGGCAGAACCCGCAGGGGACGACCGGCACTCAGTTCTGGTCGCTTGAGGTTCTGACTCCGGCGTCGGCGTTGGCGAATACCGCTACGCAGACCGCGACGGTGCTACCGCACTCGGCGCCTGTCGGCCACATGCAACGCGACCCCGCGATGGTCGTCAAGGATGCACTTGTCGGCCTGGCCGCACCGGACCAGAGTTGGGCGGCCGACGTTTGCCTTGAGGTTGCCGACGACTACCAACCCGTCCCGGGGCTGCCGACTCTGCTCGTTGCCGATGACGGTGGCGGCGCCGTTAATGGCGGCGCGTGGCTTGCCGGCCGGGACCTACTGCGCGTGACCCTGCGGCTGACGGCGTTCGCGCGCGGCCGGACCGAGGCACGCGAGGTCGTGGATGCCGCAGTTCGGCAGCTGCGCCATAACCGCCCTACCGACGTTGCTCGCATCGAAAACATTCCCGCGATCCTGGACACCCGGGACCGCGACACTGGCGCCTACTTGGCGTCGATCATCCTGCCGGTCCTCATCCGACCGTAGGCAGTAACAAAGACCTCCCCGTCACGACATGGTGCGGGGCTGGAAAGCAGTTCAATCCGCACCGCTACAAAGGAGACAGCTATGGCTGGCGACGCATCAAATATCAAAGTCTGGGAGACCGGCGACGTCTACATCTTCGACCACACGAAGACGTACGACCCCGCGACCGCGATCCCGGCCGACGCAGGCACCCCGCTGCACGTGGGCGCCGACTGGCATCCGTGCGGTCTGATGATGGGTGACCCCGGCGTCGGGATGACCCGCTCGGTGGAGCGCACCGACGTGAACTCGTGGCAGCAGGGTCGGGTCCTCGAGCGGATCAAGAACCCGAAGTCGGACATCTCGTTCACGCTGCTGGAGGACAACGAGACGACCCTGTGGCTCGTCGGCCAGGAAGAAGTGCCCTCCGTGAAGAAGGCCTACGTCGCGCTGGAGTTCGTGGACGACAACGGTCACGTCAAGCGGTGGTTCTCGCTGGCCGAGGTTCGCCTGTTCGTGGGAACCGACAATCAGACGCAGGACGTGAAAGGCCGCGAGGTCACCGGCTCGCTGGTCCCGGTCGCTGGCAAGTATTGGAAGATCCAGCAGACCGCGACCCCGGCGTCCACGAAGGCCGCGCCGACAAAGGCCACCGGCTCGACGGCCGGTGCGACCGCTGCCGGCACTCCGTAGTTAGGTGTCGGCGCAAGCCGAAGCCGAGGGGCAGGAGTACGCCCTCGCGTCCTACCGTGGACACGACTGGCGTATCCCGCTCGACGTGGACACCTGGCCACTGACGGCGGTCACGCGCAGCATCGGGGTTGATGCTGACCGCGTGACCGTCGTCAACCCGGTGGCGGTTGTCGAGGCATTGAGCGCGCTACTGGATTACCAGTGGCCGCTATTCATGGCTGCGGCGCCGAAGTATTCCGACATTGAACCGGCGACCCATGTGTTCGCCGCAGCGGTCGGTATGGGGGCAACCCAAGAGCGCAACCCTGACGGGCTGCTCTACGACAAGGTGTTCGGGGCCATCCCCCGCCTGCTGGCTGTCTTGCAGTTCTGGCCGACCGCGGTGGAGTCGGACCTGTCCCGGTTCTGGGGCATCGACTACCGGGACCGCTGGCGGTTCGACAAGCACGGTCGCAGGCGGCTAACGCTGCGACAGATACATGCCCGTCTGTCGCATCTCCCGGCCGACTCCGCGCTGGCGGTGGAGTTGGGTCGGCGCTCACCCGTCGAATTGTTGTTGATGGACCTGTATGAGCCGCTGGCTGGCCGGGTCCATCCGGCGCGGCCCTTGACCCCGCAGCAGGCCGCGGAGCGTAAGGCGAAGGCCGATCAGAAAGCCAAGGCAGTCGCAGCCTACGAGGCGCGGCGCCTGGCGCAAGGACACCGCGGAGTCACGGCCGGCCTGGTCGCGGCACGAGAAAACGCAGAACGAGGAAAGGTATCTAGTGTCCAAGAAAGCAGCTGACGCGCAGCTGGAGGATTCGGTTGTCACCGACCTCCCGCCGACTCCGCTGGTAACCATCACATTCGCTGGCCGGGACTGGACGTTCCCCCGTGACCGGCAAGAGTGGCCGGGTTGGGCACTGTACGCAGCGAGCAAGGGCGACTCGCTGGACTTCGTTAAATGGCTGATCGGTGACTCGCAGTTCGACCTGCTGATGCAGCTGCCGCAACGCGAAATCATCGGCGAGTTCTTCCCGCTGTTCAATGCCGCGGTCCTGGCCGAGTGCGTCAACTAGCGCGCTTGCGCGGTAAGGCGGTGAACCGTGGCTGAGAACGACATTGGCTACTACACCCTTCCGGTCATCCTGTCCTTTGAGGGTGTCGAGAAGCAGGTCACGTCGAAGCTGTCCCGCGCGTTCGGCGATGTTGGTAAGAAGTCCGGTAAGGCGCTTGCGGACGGCACCGAGGCCGAGGTTAAACGCGCCTCCGATGCTTACGGCAAGCTGCGGAACAAAGCCGAGGACGCTCTTGGCAAGGTTCGCGTCGAGGAAGAAAAGCTCGCCGCGGCCAGGGCTAAGGGCAACAACGCCCAGACCGTCGCGGCCGAGGAGCGACTGAACAAGGCTCGCCGCGACTCTGCTGCCGCCACCCGCGCCGCATCGGAGTCATTCAAGGACTACGAGGCCGCGCAGAAACGCCTCGGTGATGGCACTAAGGGTCTAGGCCTGAACTTCGACGGCCTCTCCGGTATGGCAGGTAAGGCCGGTCAGGCCATGACCGCGGCCGGTGTTGTCGCTGCCGGCGCCGCATTGGCTGGCCTCGCAGCGTTGGGCGCCGGGGTGCTCGTCTTGGGCCGCGAACTATATGACCTCGGTAAGTCGTGGGACGACACGATGGACGGCATCGCCATCAAGACCGGCATCATCGGGCCGGAGTTGGACAAGCTTAAGCAGAACGTCAAGGACCTCGCGCCGAACACTGCTGCGTCCATCGACGCAATTGGTGGCGTCGTCGGCTCGGTGAAGCAGTCCCTCCACCTGACCGGCATTGAACTCGATGTGATGGCCAAGAACATCGTTGACCTGGACCGGATGACGGGACAGCAGACCAACGTCCGCGAGTTGGGTAAGGCCTTCCGCGGGTTCGGCGTGGACGTGAAGGACCAAGTCGGTGCCCTGAACGAACTGATGAACGTGTCCCAGGCCACCGGCATCCCGGTCAACGATCTCATCAAGACGATGGTCGATGGCGGCGCGAAGGTCCGCGGGTTCGGTATGTCGTTCTCGGAGACCGCTGCGTTCATCGCTGCCTTCGAGGAGGCTGGGGTCAACGGCGAGAAGGTCATTAACGGGTTGGGCAAGGCCGCGATCAACCTGTCCAAAGACGGCAAGGGTGGCGCGGCCGGCCTACGCGAAGCGTTGACCGAGATCCAGAACCTCATCAACTCCGGCCAGAACGACCTCGCCCGGGCCAAGGCATCGACGTTGTTTGGCGCGAAGGCTTACGCGGAAATCTTCGACGTGATGGCGCGCGGCGCTATCGACATTCAGAACCTCGACTCGGCGTTGGCCGGTGGCGGTCCCACCATCGCGGAGCTTGCCGCGGCTACCGACGACTGGGAACAGACGTGGCAGAAACTCAAGAACACGATCTCGGTTGCCCTGGAACCTGTCGCGTCCGGCGTGTTCAACCTCATCAACGAGCAGCTGACCGGCCTGTCGGATTGGGTGACGCAGAACCAAGACAAGGTGATCGGCATCTTCAAGCAGATCGCCGATTGGGCGTTCAACTCCGCTAAGGCTGTCGTGGCGTTCGTTGCGGACTCGCTGCGCGCCATCGGCTCGTTCATTGAGAAGGTGCAGCCCATCATTCGCGGCGCCGGCGATGCGTTGGACTGGATTCCCGGCATGGACAACGCTGCCGAAGGCCTCAAGAGCTTCGGTGACTCCATGAACTCCTGGCCGGATGCCCTCAATGGTGTCGCGGACAAGATCGAGGGCACGTTCAACCCGGCGTTGCAGAAGGGCCAGGATTACGTCGGGGCGTTCATGTCGCGGACCCAAGAGGCCGCGAAGTTCACGCAGCTGCTCGGTGACACCATCGCCAGCGCAGACGGCGGGGTCATCACCCTGTCGGATAACACGCCGGAGGTCCGCGAACGGCTCGACGCTATCGGCTTGGAGATCGTGAACCTCCCCGATGGGACGTTCGGCGTTAACGCCAAGACCGACGAGGCTCAGAAGGTCTTGGACGCCTACATCGCGCAGGCGACGGGTGAACCGATTGAACTGACCACGACCGCTGATACCTCCGGCGCCGACGCCGACATCAAGAAGTGGGCCGAGCAGCTGGCGATAGATATTCCGATGGGAGCCGGTGCCGGTCTTGGTGCCGGAACCCTGCTGGGACTTGACCCTGCGATGTACGGCGGCACCCCGGGCGCCCCTGGTGCGACGGGAAGCGAGAAGGGGCTGACCTCGAACTCGGTGTCAGCCAAGCGCGCCGTCGAGCAGAACTTCCCGGCGATCAAACAGATCGGCGGCTGGCGTCCACCGGACGGGTACAACGAGCACTTCTCCGGCCAGGCGCTCGACATTATGATCCCCGACTACGGCTCGGCGTCCGGTAAGCAGTACGGCGACTCGGTGGCGAAGTACCTCCTCGACAACGCTTCGCAGTTCGGGATCGACTATGTGCTGTGGCAGCAGCGCCAATGGAACGCTGACGGCACCTCCAAGCCAATGTCTGACCGCGGTGACCCGACGCAGAACCACATGGATCACGTTCACGCGCACACGGTCAGGACCCCGAACCTTCCCGGCGCATCGACCCCGACCAGTTCCCCGGCCGCGACGACGACCCTTGTCGGCGCTACGCCCGTCCCAGCTGTGCCGTCCGGCGCCGCAGGGACCGCCCCGGCGTTGCCGGCCGCGTCGTCCTCCATCGACTCCTCCAGGCTGTACCAGAGCGGCCCGATGGGTCCGGCTACCCGCACCCCGGGCACCGACCAGTGGGGCGAGACGGGCTACTACGAGACCGACCCGAAACGCATACGGGACGCCCAGCAGAAGGCCGACGACGCCCAAGAGGCCATTCGGGCCGCGGACGCAGCTGCCGCCCAAGCCCGGGCACGCCGGGAGGAATTGCCCATCGACGCCGAGCAGTCCGCAATCTTGGGCGCAGATGAGGCTGTACGGGCCGCAGAGGAGCGCGCAGCCAAGGCACGCCGGGAAGCCGCGGACGCCGCTACTGACCTCGCAGAAGCCGCTAAGGGCGATTTCAAGAAGGCCAAGGACGAGAAGAAGTCCGGCCGCGGTAACAGTGATGTGGCCGGAGTTGGCGGCATCTTCGGCAGCTTCCTCAAGGAGACGTTGGGTATCGGTGACTGGCTGCCCAGCCTGGACAACCTGATGCCGTTGCAGATGGCCGACAGCTTGATCGGGTTCGGCGTCGGTATGTCCGGGCAAGACGGCGCCGGGACCTCCACCGGCCCGTTCGGCATCCCCGACGTTGCGGCCCCCCCGATGCCGGACGGCGCGCAGCACGCCGGGATGGGTGGCGCACCTGGACCGGCGACGGTCGTCAACGTGGACAACTCGCAGAACTTCCAGAACAGCCCCCTCGGTTGGGACCCCGCTCAGGTGGAGAAGCAGCGCAACAACAACATCAACCGCGCGCCACGGTTGCCGGTCGGAATGGGAAGCTAATGGCAACGACCTTGCCGGCATGGCGGGACCTCCCGCAGCACATCCGCGCCCCGGGCATGAGCAACAAGTGGATCGGCAACGACAACTTGCCGGACGTGTGGCACCTGTCCGGGTTCAACGAGGGCGCCGAGGGCGTGTTCATCTCCGGCCCGATCCGCGGCCTGGTGCACCGGCCGTTCAAGTCCATCTGGCACGAACCGGCCTACGGCGCCCCCCGCTTCGAACGGACGGTGGATGAGCGCCGCGAGATCAGCTGCCGCATCGCTATCTGTTCGGACAGCGAGTACGGGTGGCAGGACGCCGAGACGAAGTTCTGGAACGGCATGGACGGCGACAAGCCCGGGTTCTGGTGCACCTTCACCCGCAGGACCGGGGAACTGTGGTTGCCGATGCAGCTGGCCGAGGCCGTCCAAACGGAACTGACCGAGGACCCGGGCTACTCCAACTACGTCCAGGAGTGGGACATACTGCTCGCCGCTGATGGGGAACCGCGCTGGCGTATGCCGGACTTGCAGCCCCCCGATTGGGTCAACGACCTCTCGGTCACGACGACGGTCAAACGGGACGAGAACATGACGGCGCCGGACATAACGGTCGGGGTCGGGAAGTTCAAGGTCGCTAACCGTGGCACGGCGCCGGCGTGGCCTGTCTACACCGTGAGCGCCCCCGGCCGCTGCTGGCTGCCCGATGGGACCTCCGGCCGGATGGTTCGCGTGCCGCCCCTGGCGCGCGGCGAGCATCTGATCGTGGACACCAACCCGGAGCATCGCATCGCTATCTCGGCGCTGGACCCGGTGGATGACTGGACGAAACAGGTTGTCCGCAACTCCGAGATTCTGTCCTGGCTGTTCGGCTCCTACGGCGATTCCGGCTCGACGGTCCTTGAACGGTTCCACGGCCAAGGGTTCACCCAACCCATCGCGCCGGGGACGGTCGCAACGCTGCCGGTGTACCACGACACCGAACACGCGCGAATCTCGGTGCGTCTGCCGCAACGCTACGAACGGGCCATCTCGTGACGACGCCGGAGAAGTTCCGCGCCATCGAGCAGACCCTCTACGACCGGCGCCACGCATACCAGTCGCGGCAGATACGGCAGCCCCTCATTCGCGTATGGGATAAGGAGATGCGCCTGGTCGGCCGGGTGACCATTCCCGAGACGTGGGAGTGCGAGGAGATCGCCCACGACAACGGCATGGCGCGCATTGAGATCGTCGGCAAGGACAACGATTGGCTGCGCGAGCTTCTGGTGTTCAAGACCAAGGCAGCCGAGGACTTGCACATCACCATAGACCCGGACCCCGACAAGCCGAACGACTGGCGCAACCGTTGGGGCGGCAAGGTCGAAACCATCGTGGATGAGGAGCGCGCCGGCCGTCCGAACGTCACGACGATCAACGCCGTGTCCAACCGGATTCACTTGCAGCACATCATGTTGGCGGCGATGCCTGTGCTGCCCCATGCTGTTCAGTTTCCGAAGATGTTTTTATGGGGCGGTCCGTGTGTCACTGCCTGTTCGACTGCGGTGATGATCAACCTGTTCCGAATCTACGCACTGAACGGTTGGTGGCCGTTGCCGCGCAACCTGTTCGACCCGCTCAGCTGGATTAACAACATCAACCCGCTGCACTGGCCCGTCCAGGTGATGCCGGTTCGGCCAGCGTTCGATCAAAGCCGGTGGGTGACCATCGGCGCCCGATGGAAGGACGCGCAGACCGTACTGACCCCGGTAATGAAAGACGCCGGGGTGATCTGTCACGCCTACACCTGGCTGCCCGGGGACCCTCCCCCGTACTCGCATGTGTTCGGTGAGGCGCTGGGCGAGATGTTGAAGCCGACCCGGGCCTGCGTCATCCTGTCCTTTGAGGACCAGTCCGGCGTGACGGGACCGACCGGCACCGCCATCGACGGACTCATCAACCTCTTTGCCGCGACGGCCGACGACATCTTCACCGAGACACTGTTCGCGGTGGACGGCGACGGCGACGGCGTGACCGACCCGTTCATTCGCAAGATTCTCGGGGTCGCCCCGAAGCGCCCACCGTTCGTGTACCGCGACACCGGCTATGGCGGCGTGTTGGGTCGGACGACGGTGGTGCACAAGGCGAAGGCCGTGACCGTGATCGTGGGTGGACGCAGCCCCCAGTGGGTCAACCAGGCCATCACGATGGCCATACGATATGGCCTCTCGCAGATCGCGTCAGCGATTTCTACGATCCCCGGCGCCCCCGCGCAGATCAGCGGATCCGAAGGCCTCGACAACCTCTATCAAGGTCAGCTCGATGACGTGTTTCTTGCGTTCATGCCGTTCGTTGATCCGGTCCGTGCCGGCACCGTTGGCTCGTATGCGCGCAACGAACACTTCGAGTCTCCTGGTGGTTCGGCGTTCACCATGAGCAGCATCCAGAACGCCCGGGCGGGGTGGTGGTCTACACGCCCGTACACGTCCATGAAGTTCGACATAGACGACTCCCTGTTCAAGATCGGTGAGGACATTCGCCTCGGCTCGCGGGTGTCCGCGGAGCGCCGCGGTGTCGTCTACACCGATCAGATCATGGCCATTAAGCGCAGCGGGGACCGCAATAGCAGCGGCCGCCCGGTCATTTCGTTCGGTGACGATTCGCGCGAGGAGGATCCGGTGGCGCAGGGCATGGCGGCGATCTCCAACGTGGCGAACTTCGCGGCGCTGCTCGCCGGCTCGGGGGAGATGTTCTGATGACTGACCCGAGGGGCCAGTCCCCGCTGGTGCTGGCGAACTACCCGTACCGGGACAAGTTCACGACCGAGCAAGTACGAGAGGCACTGAGCCGCAAGGACAAGCTGGTCGAACTGTTGATGGACCCGGTGGGGCCGGACGGCTGTCTGATGAATCTGCCGGTGGACATGATGCACATACTGGCCTTCCACCTGGCCTATGCAGGCGCCGACGTCCACACCGATGGACGTCAGCTGATCGAGGCCCGGATTGTCCGCAACGAGGACGCCATGTTCGAACTGTACGAGTGGCGGCCGCGCGGCGAGTTCGGCGACGGCCAGGTCACCGACGATGTTGACGCCACTGGGGAGGCCGCGGTCATTGCCGCGCAGATGAGGACGCAGCTGACGCCGGAGGTTCGCAGCGCCCTTGCCGCGATCCTGCTGGACGACTATGCCGGCGCCGCGCCCGAGTCCCGGCGCGACCGCGCGACCGCAGTGCTTACCGAGAACCGTCAGATGAGAGGCAACCCATGACAGTGCCAGCCGAACCGATCCTCATTGGAGGGAAGTCGGTCTACCTCAAGTTCTACGCGATGCCGAGGCAGCAGGGCGACCCGCGGCGCATTGAGGGCACGATGACGCTGGTCGGCCAAGAGGGCGCTTTGACCCTGGACGCCCTGGTGGGACCCAAGGGTGAACCCGGGTTGCCGTCCCCGATCATCCGGCCGGAGTGGGGATCGCCGGTCAAGGCGCCCGGGGACCTTCCCAAGATCGCCACGTTGGACGCATCCGATGATGGGCGCGCGTGGTACATCGACGGCGAGTGGCACATCTACGCCCACCGCGCCGGGGAGTACGTCGTCGTGCAGGGTTCAATCCCCGGGCCTGCCGGTCACACGCCGGACATTACGATCACCGCCGAGGCTGTCCATGCCAACGCTGCGACGGTCTACGGGCCGATTGTGGTGGAGGAGACCGGGACCTCGACCAACCCGAACTTCCATCTCAAGATTCCGGCGCTGCCCGGGCCGGAGGGTCCGGCCGCTGCGATTGAGTTGGCATCGGACTACGACGACACCGTGCCCTCGGTTACCGGCGACTTCTTGGTCAAACTCAAGAACGACAAGTGGGGGCCGGGGCATCCGACGTGGATCGCGGCGCGCAAGTACACCATCCCGCACAACAACTTCATCGACCACAACGGGTCGGAGGCACGGTTCCTCATTGCGTCGTTGAACATTCCGGCGCAGACGTTCGACTGGTATCCCGATGTGGTCGGTCACGTCCGTTTGCAGCGCGGCATATTGTCCTCGGCGCAGTGCGAGGTGGAGGTTCGTATCGGCCCGACCGGGACGGCCGGTACGGGCGAGACCAGCCCCCTCTGCGGCCTGGCTCCGTATGACCCGTCCGTGGCTCTGTTGGACTCGATCACGATTGCCCACATCTTGCCGCACTTCTCCGACGTTGGTGACCCGAACCGCTCGGTGACGCCGGAGTCCGCGACGGCGCGCTGCCATGCTGGCAACGCCTACACGATCTTCGTGTTCGTCCATAAGCTCGGCGGGTCCGGTAGTTGGCAGTTCACCAACACCGACGCCCAGCTGCGTATCGACGCCTGCCCGGTGGTGCAGTAGTGCCGAGAGCGTTTGACCGGCTGACCCCGCCGGTAGACAAGGACCCGAATCGGTTCGGTACGGATTACAACGATCCGTTCGGCGCCATCACCGAGGGCGCAGCTGCGGCCGGGGAGCAGATCCGCAATAACCTCATCACGATCATTCGTGACCTGACGGGTATCGACCTGACGGGACCGGCCGAGTTCGTTGATTGGTTGTCCAACGAGATCGGTGTGGCGCTGTACGACCTCGCCTCGACCCTCACCACTCTGTTACAGCCTGTCATCGACGCCATCGAGGACATCCTGGAACTGATCTACACGACCACCGGCATCGACATTCGCTCGGTGGACGGGTTCTTCGTGTGGCTGACCGGGCTGATTGGCCTGGACCTCCGCAACCTCAAGGCGACTCTCGACAGCATTGCCGGCGCCGTAGGCCAAACCATTGACGACATTCTCGACGGCATCAAGGCGCTGCTCGGGTTGGACTTGCGCGCGCTGGCGAACCTGAACCCGGTGCAGCTGCTCACCGATCTTGCGGCGAATGTGTCGCAGCTGATGACGTGGTTCGGCAACGTCACCGCCGAGATTGCCGCAGCTGTCAGTGCCGCGCTGGACAACATCGTTGCGAAGATCAAAGACCTCACCGGGTTGGACCTTGCCGCCCTGGCCGCGCTGAACCCGGTGGGTCTGCTGACGCAGATCATGGAGTCCCTTGCCGGTATCGTGCTTGGACCTAACTCGGTCACTAACTACATCTCGACGGCGATCCAGGCGGCCATCACGAACCTGTTGAACGGGACCGCCTTGCGCGACCAAGTCAACAGTCTGGTCAACGCTGCGAACGCTGCCTTCCAGACGGCGACGCAAGTGGCCGCGGCAATCCAGACGGCCATCACGAACCTGCTTAACGGGACCGACCTACAGAACAGGGTCAACACTCTGGTCGATGCCGCGACCGCAGCCTTCCAGACGGCAGCGCAGGTCACTACGGCAATCAACACGGCGATCACTAACTTCACCAACGGAGTGTTCAAGACGCTTCAAGATCTCGTGCAGGCTCTCATCGACGGGATCAAAAACATTTCGTTTCCCGGTCTCGTCCTCGGTGCGGGAGCGCAGGGTGCGGTCGACATAATCAACGCGATCTTCGGTCTCAGCGGACAGGCGAACACGTCGGCTTCTAACGCGCACGCGGAGATCGAAGCGATTAAAGCGGCAAACGCGGCAGGCTTCTCCGACGTATTTGAGATCCCGAACGCTCCCGCACTCGTCGCTCCGTGGGTCAAGAAGTCGACACTCGCGGACGGCTACGGACCGGACGGTAACGGTGCTGCGGTCGGTAAAATATCCGGCAACAGTGTCGGCTTAGTTCACTACGTCAACACGACCGCCGTACCTTCTGCCGATATGAAGGTGACCGCTACGCTCTCGCGGTCTCCTTGGTGGGACCTGACGACGAAGGCAGCGTGGTTCCTTATGGTGCAGGCGAACGCGACCGACAAAGCTTGCTTCGGAGTCGAGATCAAGAACACGACGTGCAC